CCCAGTTTCGTTCATTTCTCTTGCAGCCTCTTTAGCAAGTTCTTTGATTCGTTCGTTCATTTTGCCATGATCCTTGCCAACACTTCGCGGGCCGCGGCAAGATCTTCCACAGGCCAGGTTGAATATTTTTGAGTCCAAGTAATGTTGTACAGTTTCATTTTATTTCTCCAAGGCGTAGGGTTTGTCCCATGTGCCAATGTTGATGTCGATATAGTGTGAGCGATGGAAGTAATCAGTTTGGGCATCTGAATGGTCAAAGAAGTCTGGACCTTTCATGGCCGCAATCATTTCCATCAGGAACAGATTAGCCTTGCCGCTGTAGTGTTCATGAGCCCAATAAGTGTTCACATCCAGGCTACGATTCTTGCGGATATAAGCAACTTGGTCCTCAGACATCTTGTTGCCGTAGTGCTTGGCAGCATCTGTTTCGATGTAGTTTTCAATGAAGTCAATGCTGCCTTGGCGTATGTTCAGCACCAAGGTGCTGTGATGGCGCACTGCAATACTGGCTTTGATGCCGTACTTTTTGCAGATTGCCTTGATAGTAGGTGCCAATTTTGCCTTCATGTCCTGGGAAACGTATGCCATTTTGAACTCCTGTTTGTTGCTGTCTATGTGTATATTATAGCAAATTGGCTAATTTTAGTCAACCAAAAAGTTCTGGGCAAAAAGTAATACTTTATTAGTAGAAACCATGAGTCTCATGGTAAATACTGAGAAGGAAAAACACACCATGTTCAACGCCATTTTACGACAGTTTACCCAACTGTTCTCCCCTAACTATCAGTCTAATTTAGAGCAGTACATATCTGCACACCGTCCTACTTCTGTAGCCGAAGTGGAATATCTAGAGCGTCAGTATTCTAGAATGAATTGCGGAGGCTTGATATGAAACAGTTTTTTACAGCCATCTGGGATTTTTTACAGGACATAGGCGAAGCTAGATATCAAAGCCGGGCTCGCAGTGGCACCTGGGATCATTGATAAATCCAGCCCAAATCCTGTATGCGATGCATCCATCTAAATACAGGAACATCAAAATTCAGACGCCAAGAACCGTTCCATCCCATGTAATTACAAGCAGGTAGTGCCGCTGCTGGTAGTGGTTGTTGCTGACTGTGCCATGGTTCGGGATACTTAGGGCTATACACACCATGCCATACAAATTTGGGATCTGATATTCCAAAAAATTCAATACTGTCCACTATCACAGCCATGCTATGATCTAGGTCAGGTTTGTTGTAAAACTCAATTTCCAACCATCCCGAGTCTGCAACAAATTCCAGCTGTATTTTTTCAGTTTGCTGTAGTACATGTGTGACAGAATATCCTGGCACTGATATACGTACTTCGGGGGCAGTAACTCCAATTTTTGGGATCAGCGTCACTGCTGCCTGTACTAGATACTCAGTAACCATACTGATCCCATACCGCGGTCAGCTCAGGATACAACTGTCTGGCATCAAGGTGATAAATCTTGTCCCACTTTTTGCAATGTTTCACAAGTTGGTCACGCAGTTGCTCCACATCATGTGGTGCTGGCTGTGATAACATGTTTATACACATTTGTGCTTGTTGCTTGACAACCAACTGATAATTGTTGGGGTCACTGGCATTGTAATCCAGGACCATGTTAACTGAATCAAGATCCTGCAATATGTTGTGATATTGTACTATGTACTGCTGTTTCACTTCCTGAGGCAATACCGTTGCATCTAAAAATCGTGGGGTGTTGACTTGTAGCCCTTTCACTGTCAATTTATTCTGCAAAGCATACTTCAGCAGACCAGCATAGTAGCCAATGGTCAATGCACTGATGGCTGGGCGCAACGACACTGTGATATTGGTGCCATTACATACCTCCAAATAATGATCAATGTTGCGCAAAACTTGTGCAGTATCAGTGCCTTGCCGTTGATATGTGTTGTGATCATCCACAGTCTCTATGCTGACTTCTATGCCCACACGACGAAATTTAGATAGTTTGGCCAATAACTCGGAACGGAACACAGTACCGTTGGTTACAAAACTAAAACACGTTTCGAATCTCTGATGTGCGATCAAGGTATCCACAATATCTTCAAATCGATCAGTCAGCAGTGTTTCACCGCCCATGAAATGAATGTTGTTAAGGCCGGGTATAGCTAACAATTGTTGTTTGAAATTGTTCCACACTGTAGTATCAAGTGTCCAATCTGATCTCACAAACTGTTGGCTAGATTGCATGCCCCATTTGACTTCTTGTACAGCAATACGGCTTGAGGCCTGCGCATTACACATTTTACAGGCCAAGTTGCAGTAGTTTCCAAGGTCAATGTGTATGTCTATAGGTTGTGTAGAAGTAAATCCCGACTCATCAAAGTGCTCGCGACTCGGACTTTGTTCAAAACTGTATTTGAACGCCTGATTAAAAATCACACTCTTTTGATTGGATTTGTGTCGACGGCTGTTGCCTCCAGAATCTTCTTCAGTATAGCAACGACGACATTCACTCAGTCTGGAATCTTTCAGTATACGTTGTCTAAAATCACGCACTGGTTCTGAATTAAACCATTCTGCAATGGTCATGGTGGCAATGTTGTAGCTGTGATCTGTGTACAGTTTGTGAGCTTCTTGGCAGCAGATGCCCAAGCTGCCATCCCAATAGATGTGCAGCTCGTACCACGGTGTATTGCAGAATACGCCGGCGTTAGACACGTTTCTCCACAACTTTATCTGCTAGGCCAAACGCCACTGCTTGTTCAGCACTAAGGAACGTGTCAAACTTCATGGCTTCAAACAGTTCGTCATAGGTCTTGCCTGTGGTGTTGTGCTTGACATACAGCTCAGTAAGACGCTGATTGATACGCTTGCTTTCTTCAAAGGTTCTACGAGCATCTTCAAACTCAAGTTCTTGCACATGGATTGATCCACGTGTGCTGGGGGTACCTGAACTAACGCGGTGAATCATGGTACGGCTTTCGGGCAACACAAAACGTTTGCCAGGTGCGCCTGCCTGTGCCAAAAAACTGCCCATGCTGGCAGCTTGGCCAATAACAATGGTATGAACATCGGGTTTGATAAACTGCATGGTATCGTAGATTGCAAGCCCGGCAGTAACAAGTCCGCCTGGACTGTTTATATATAGCGAAATATCCTTGTCAGAGTCTTCACTTTCGAGGTACAGCATTTGACTCACAATCAAGCTGGCACTGTGTTCGTTGACATCTGTGTCCAACATGATGATACGGTCTTTGAGCAAGCGACTGTAGATGTCATAACTGCGTTCGCCTTTTGAGGTTTGTTCAACAACCATGGGGATCAAACTGGGCATAAATTCTCCTGTGTTAAGTAATGCACTTTGATAAGTATACTATAATTTTCTGGAAAGCACAATGAGAGACCTACTCAATTTAATCGATAACGTACTAACTGAAGCTGCTTTGGCCGCTGCCGAAATACCTGCAAAAAAGATGTCCGCAGTCAAAAATCCCACAACAGGGCAATTGATGACCAGACAAGAGCTGTTTCTCTGGAAAGTCATCAACTCAAGCCCGTTTACTGCACTTGAAAAAGCAGGCGGTGGTGAAGTGACCATTAACCCCGCTGAAGCACCCAATGTCAGAAGCTGGTTATCGCAAGGCATGACAAAACCTATTGTACTGACCACCACCGATGGGGACACTATAAAAAATAATGAATTATTAAAAACAGTAGAATTTGGCAGTAAAGAAGCAGAAGGAATCAAAATCAAAGGTTCGGATGTTTTTGGGTCTGAAGACACTGATGTCAAAGACATGGGCAACAGCATTGAGTCCATCATGGCGGCTGGAGGATTTCCGGCCATGGACATGTATGATGCCATTGCCAAAAGCCCGCAAATAAAAACATTGGGCAAAGTGGGCCAAGCTGTGGTAGCAATGGCCAAACAGATTACTCAAGGTGTGGTTCCTACTATACCAGCAGGATTATCTGCACAAGAAATCAAAGCCATAGAATTATATGCTTCCGAATATTTAGGAGTGCTGGGCCTAGTGGCTGGAATCGTGCCGTTCAAACAAGGCAACCGACAAGACTTTGACAACTTCATTGGCACTGATCTTGGATCCATGATCATATATTTTCCCAAGAACGTCAGCAATCCCCTGGCCGACAGCTTTAGTGTTACCAACGACCAAACTGGTCACAGTATCAAGATTTCCAGCAAGGCTGCAGGCAAAGGTGCACCACCCAGTTTGACATCGCTCAAACTACCCAATGACCTCCGCGACAAGTATCCCGAAGCTGCTGAGTTCCTGGACACTGCACAGGACACAGGTATAAGCACATTTGCACAGCCGTTCAAGATGCTGAATGCCATGTACGAAATCAATCCCAATAACGTGCCAGTTCAATATTCACCGCTGTTGCCATTCAGTGACGAACTGATTGCTCAACTAGAGACCACAGTAAAATCAAACAAGCCCGTGCCCAAAAACATCATGTCGGTATTCAACAAACGTCTCACTGACAAAGTTGAAAAGTCAGACAACAGTGACGGTGGCAAGGCCTGGTATGCTGTGACCACCGATATTATCAACGCTGTGAACAAGGGTTCTGCTGTGCCCAATTTGCGTGAGGCCTTGATTGAAAGTCTGGGCTACAACTTTGTGCAATTATACACCAACGTCAAAGGCGGCAAGCTAGTGACTGAAGCATTTTGGCCAGCCAAACTCAAGGGCGAGGTCAAGCTCAAGACCAAAGGGTCAGCTTCTGATCCCAAGAAAGGCAAACTCAGCGTGGAGATTAGCCCGGGCAAAGAAAAAGCCAACATCGAAGTTGGCAGCTCTAAAAAAGCGTCGGTTGGCAAAAACAACTTTGACAGCGACAAAGAAACAGCTGATCTTGATGCAGTAACACAAACGCCAAGACTCAAAGGACCCGGCGCACGAACCGCCAAGTCTGGGGCACAACCCAACATGAGTCCCGAAGTACTGGGACGAAGAGCAAAGATCTAACATGAGATCGCATGAATTTGTACAAGAAATTGAAAGACTGAGCCCAGGCGCATACACCGGTGGCAAAGAAAGTCTCAGCGACAAAACTACCGGCAAGCAAGTTCGTAAATTGCCTGGCGGCAGTGGATTAATCTACAGCATTAGCCAAGGCGGCTATGGCGATATTACCATCAAATTGTGGGATCCAAAAGGTGCAGATTACCTTGCACAAAAAGCTCAAGGTGCAACTCCCAAACCGGTCAAGAGTAGACGTGAAGACAGTTGGGCTTACCAACGCAGAGTAAGAAATTGGCAATTTCAAGAAGCAGGTCTTACAGCACCAGGACAACTGATTGGCAAACTGTCAGTAGAGGGTGTCAGTTACTTCCCATTGCAGAGAGCAGTACAAGTCAGCACTATCACTGTGGACGAAGACTATCGTGGCATGAGCCTGGCCAAAGCCCTGTACGGCATTGTGCTCACAATTCTCAAGCGCCCATTGTTGGCAGGCACAAGTCAAACACCTGGTGGCAGACGCAACTGGGTCAGCTTGGCCAGCATTCCTGGTGTTGAAATGAAGGGCTGGGTATCACTGGACGAAACCGAATTGGATGCTAGTGAACGTGGATGGGGTAGAACATCGCCTGCTAAAGTCGAAAAAAACATTGATATCATTATGGGCCAATTAGGCGGTGATTATATTGGCACTGGCCCCAGCGGCGACAAATATTTTGCGTTTGATGTACGTCCCAACGCCACTGGTACCGAGCTGGAAGCAGCGGTCAAAACAAAATTGAGCCGAGTATACGGCAGTAACTACAACTCAGACGCTGGCCTATATGCTGTTTGGGCTGGCTGAGCCTAGCGGGACAATTGGCTGATGTGATCACAGATGCCCAAACGCAAGGCATCATCCGCACCTAGATAAACATCATGCGGTGGCAACAGGTGTTGCTTGATTTCATCTTCACTTAGCCCTGTACAAGTCGTGTAGTGATTGACCATGCGGCGTTGTGTGAGTTCAAACTCTTTAATTGTGGCCAACAGTTCGTGATGTTTTCCATCACTGCCCCAGGCATACTGGTGACTCATGATTGAAGTGTTGGGTGTTAGCGTTCTGCGTCCCGGAGATCCTGCCAAAAAGATCAACAATCCGGCACTGGCAATCTGACCCAGTCCCACAGTCTTTATAAAGATGTTGGAACTACGCATCACATCAATCAGTGCAAATGCCGCGCTCATGTCTCCGCCTTCACTACAGATCATTAGCAAAAGTTCTTTGCGCTTTTTCTTTGCCACAAAGTTTTCGTGCAAAATCCATTCAATTATGGGCTTTATACTTTCATGGTCTACTTCGCCCATAAAAACATACATACCGTTATCGGCAAGTGCTTGTGAATGATTTTGGTCTGATTGAGTTGTGTCTAATGGCATGTTCATAAAAGAGAAAAAGCGGTGTTTTTAGCACCGCTTTTATTTATGGGTAGTTAATCCTGACGTTTTGGTCTTGTGTCCAGTTCACGGAATGCCGCATCACTCTGTGCCTGTACTGCTCGCTGTGCTCGATTTTGATCTCGGCGTTGTTGCATAGGATTGGCTGTGCCAGTGGGCAATGCTATCAGCACATAACTACGGAAACGACTGCCTTCTGCTAGACGTCGAATCTCTACCACTTCAGCACCGGTTACGTCCACAGTTCGGCACATGGAGCGAATTGCAATTGAACTGTTTTCCACACTTTGCTCGCCCACATCTGCCCGAAACATTCGGCTGTTCTTGTCTACTTCACCACCGGCTGCCATACAGATTTTACCAAACGCAATGGTCTTGGCTTTTTCATCTGCCATTGAGAAGTCGCCGCTGACTGCTGTACCGTTGGCATAAACTGCGGCATTGGATTTGGGCAACTCAGTCATCCATTTTGGTGCTTTGTCAACTGCCCGTTCTGCATACTGTTCACGCTTTTGCTCGGCCTCATAGGCTCTGCGGTCATAGGTTTCTTTGGGGGACGAACTGCAAGCAGCCACAAGAGCCACAACAGGAAGCAGGATCAAAAGTTTACGCATGGTTGTCTTTCAAAAAGTTAAGATGTGTTATTTTACACGATAAGGGTTAATGATGTCAACCACTACCCAAAGGTTTTGGCTGGTCTGGCAAATGGTACCGCCAATGGCGTTCACTTGATTTGTAAAGTGCAGACAAGTACTGCCAGGATGGCGACTGTGACTGAATGTTCTGCGTCCATGATTGTACACCGGAAACTCATGGCGCGGAGCCACATATCCCACAGCAAACTTTGTTTTGACTTCGGGGGTGCCGGGTTCGGCTATGACGCCGTCGTTGCACACCATGGCCTTGCGACTGCTGATCTGCAGACTACCCAGTTGTTCCAGGATCGAATCTTTGGCCCGTTGTTGAGCCATTCCGCAACTTTCTTCCATACTGCGTCCGTCGGCCCAGCTAAAACTGCCTTCTCCGGTGTATACTGTGTTGTCAGCCTGCGCTTGCACTCGGGCACGGCATCTTTGCCAGCCGTACTGTTCTCGAGTGATTGTTTGTTCCAGTACCACTACCTGTCGTAGCACAGTGGTAGCCTGGGTATCAGTTCGGCTGGTCAATTGGCACGTGTCTTGCGCTGTGGCCAGCACAGGAATTGCACACAATGCAAAAATTAACTTTTTCATGTCATGCCCATTTCAATTTGAATGCCACTGCATCTGCACCGGACTCAAATGCAAACTGTCGGAGCCAATGACTGGCAACCCAATAACCACAGGGACCGCGATCAATCCAGATACACAATGCCATCCAACTGACATCACGCTCGCCTGACAACTTGCGAAGGTCAACGTCGACCACGTGCCAGCCGCGCTTGCGAGCACCACGTACCGAACGTGGGTTGTTGCGTTTATACGGTAGTTTCAGAGAATGTGCCATTGTGGTGCTCCTGGATAAAGTCACGCAAGATCTTTTCCACCAACTGATTCAAGGTGATGTCGCGTTCATGTGCCAACATCATAAGCTGATACCATTCTTCACGGTCCAGCTCCACCTCAACAGAGGAGCGTCCATCTAATTTAGATTCAGTCATTCTTGCTCCTGTTTTTTGTGTTTGGGCTTGCGCTTGTACACTGTCTTGGGCTGTTCCACACGGCCACGAAACGGCAGGTCCGAATCAAACAGTGCTTGATGTCGACGCTGACGTAACGGTTGCAGTACAAAAGATATAGGCTTCATAATAGTGTAATTATAGCAAAATGAGATTTATTGGTCAATCAGTACAGCATGGGTTCGTGGGTTTTTGTACCTTTTAGCGCCATCATGACTTCGTCCTGTTCTGAGTAGATTAGGTCCATAGACTCTAGTATGATCCTGCGTTCGTGGCTGGTAAGATCCTGCCAGGTCTGAACTCGGTAGGCACTGCCGTAGCTTTGCTCGGGAAAACTATCCTGAATCCAGCCCACAGTGTGTTTCAAGGCTTCTATAGTGTTGCTGGGATGACTGCATTGGATTGCTCTAATGAAGTCATTGCTCAACACCGCTGACCAAAAACTGCCAGGTGGATATGCATGCACCAAGTGATTGTACAAGGGATCAAAATAGTCGCGGGGCACCGACCAACGACTGGCCGAGAGCTTCATGCGATCTTTGCTGAATTTGGTTAGATTCATTTCGGACTCTGTGTTGCTGAGTATGTGTGTATTATAGCAAATTGGCAATTTCGAGTCAACCAAAAGAAAAGCCCCTTGCGGGGCTCCGAAATGTAATACTTGAGTATTACTTTTTGGATGTGGTAGCTGTGTAAGCTTTCATGATGCCTTCACCAAATTTGGTGTAGTCAAATTTCATGGCTTCTTGGTTGGCCTTGACCATCTCAGTGCTGAGAGTGGTGAATGTGTCCATTCCAACTTTGGCTGCCTTCTTGGTGTAGTCGGCTTGAGCGTCAATGAACTTGATCATTGATTCTTTGACAGTTTCGTTTGTGACGAATGTGTTGACAAAAGTCTTTTTACCGGTTTGAACGGTGTCGATGATTGCGTCTGCTGTAAACATATGTTTCTCCTAATTTAAGCGAGTTTGCTACAGGACCCGGCCTATCCAGCGTCCTATGTACTATTATATATGATAACTTTGTTGCACTGCAACATATTTTCAGCACTTTAGTGATCGTTCACTAATTTTAAATCCATTGGCTGTGTTGATAGTAAATACTGTATAGGAGAACTTTATGCTAAAAGCAATTTTTGATTGGTTTAAAACCCCCAGCTCTGCGGCACAGGCGCCAGCAGTACAGCCAGAAGCTGTGCCCTACAAAACAGAAGCACCTGTTCAGGTAGCCACAGTGATGGAGGCCGCACCTGTTGTGGCCACACCTGCCGAAGTTGGTAAACCTACCAACCAGCGAGTTGAAGCCACTGCGCCGCCTGCTCGTAAGCCCAGAGCCAAGCCAGTAGCAAAACCAACTACCAAACCTACTGCAACTACAGCGGCTAAACAGCCCCGAGGTCGCAAGCCTGCACAAAAATAAAAAGCCCCGAAAGGGGCTTTTTTATTGGGTCAACAGTCTGACTAGTCCCAAAGTATCTATTGCAGTGAGCAAGATGTAGTTAGCCAGCATGCCAAAAGATTGCCGAGTCCAAGCAGCCCAAGCATACATGGCGCAGCCAAGGACCCAAGCAGGATAAAGAGCCAAAAGCGGAGGATTGGGGACCGTGAGTGCCATAGTAATACTGCAACCAATGCTGATAGCCCAAGCAAGAAGCTCAATGCTAAAGCGAATTCGATTGGACTTAAAATCATCTTTTATCCATTCAACGGTGGGTCTAAGTAGTTCGTTCATGTTCTGTTGGGAAAATAATCTTGCAATATACCTTCTCGGTGTATATCACTGGTTATACAATGTATACCACCGTCCCAAAAATATCTATGTCTAAACGGTACAACATGTGGCGTAATACCATAACGGTCTAGTGCATCAAACACTTGTTTGTTGTAGTTAAACACCATGACATTTTTGGGATCGATGATCAACATGTTGACATCAAACACAGTTTCTTCCACATACCCTGTCCAATGGCCCAGCCATTGTTCAACTGTATCAATCACCGACTGATCGTTTTCAAAACCTGGTATCCACCATTTACCATTGTTTTTTTGTTTTAATTGAACAAAAGGTTTAATCTTTGACCAACTTTGATTTGGTAAGTAGACTACTTCCCAACCTGGAAAAGTATCTGCATAAGTTGGCACGTCTTTAAGACTTATAATCAAACCAGGGCACACAGGACAAAAAGTTGCGTCACTGTGTCCTCCTGTGTTGACAATATGATTTCTAGTCTCAGTAAACACTGAATCAATTTGTTGTTTGTATTGTATATGATTCTGACTGTAGGTCTCTGTACCAAAGTATAAATCTTTACCCACTCTGGTTATAAAAGCACCTGGTGCTTGACTAATAACATTCTTTACTACTTGGTTACCCGCTTGTTGAATTTGATCATATATTTTATCATAACTTGAATAAAATTTTTGCAGTTTTTTTAGATTATGAAGGTCATTGCACTCGTCTTGTATATGTTGTGGTAGAGTACTAAATTCCTCAACACTAGTACAGTCAGGCCATGAAGGATCCTTAACCGCTTTGTAAAATTTTTCAATGTCGAGTTGATAACCTTTATAAAAAACTTCCCCAATCATTATCATGTAATCTCTTGGAGTCATCGGAGGCGGCAAATATTTTCCTCCTATCTTAATATCCTCAAACGCAGGTAACTCGGGTCGCAATACTTGTACTCCAAATTCTTGAAGTTTTTTAATTAGATATTGATAATCTTCTTCGGTTTCTAATGCAATTTTTTCAAACAAGGATCTTACACGGGCATCAGTCATCCAACAATAATAGTCAGGGGGATAACTGCGTCCAACTACACAAACCTTTAACGGATCCCAGTGTTGATATACATTATACATTTATGTGTCTTTTATAAACTTGTTCACTAGCTAGGTTCTTGCCTTTGGCTTCGCACTGAATATCAAAGCTGTCAGCAAAAGTCAGTGCCCAATCCGTTACAGCAGTGTTCCAGTAAAAGTCGCTGTGTGCCCGTAGTTTCTGTTTCTTATAACCTCTAGCAAGAAGTTCAGCAAGATCGGGTCTAGTTCCTCGGTCATGGTCAACCAAAAGGTCCTCGCGACTAACACTATAATGAAGTGCAGGACGAGTGCCGCGCCAAGAGTCAATAACCCGCTTGACACGATCGTCCTGCGCGGAGATGTACTCTCCCGAGTTAATCCAGTGGTGGTGTAGGTCCAATACAAGAGCCACATGCTGAGCCACAGCCAAAGTAGTGTCAAGTCCATTTGTCATCTCATCATTCTCGATGGTAATTAAGTTTCTTGCTTCGGGACTGAGTCTACCCAAAGTACGCAAGAATTTTGCGGCACCACCTTTACCGCTCAAGTGTACATTGATCTTAAAGCCGTTGTCGTGCCAGGTATTACCATAGCCCATCCAACGTGCCATATCAGCGTGATATTCAAATTCCAGGATTGAACGTTCTACGATTTCATCTGCTTCACTTGCTAGTACGCAAAATTGTCCAGGATGAAAGCTCAAACGCACATTGTATCTACGTGCGGCTTCGCCAACAGGGGCAAAGATTTTTGCACAATGATCCTGAATTTCTTGACGTTGCCACCAGTCAATCCACGAAGGCTCAGTGTAGCCCTGTAGCATTTCACTGCCCAATCGTACCATTCTGCGTTCTGCGGGCAGTGTGGCCACACGTTCAATCATTTTCACAGCCGCCGAGGCATTGTGATTCATGATATCCCATTGTCGCTGGTCTGCTTCGGATGCATGTTCGCGAAGCCACCTCATGGTAGTTGATCTGCCGTTTAGGTCACGGTCCACTGCATTGACTTTCATGCCACCACATTCAGTAGGGTCATTAAGCCACTTGCAACAAAAGCCAATTCGAGGATGTGTATTCATGCTTGTATTATACAACAAAGCTGAATATTGGTCAACCACGTACCAAATCCAGTGTTGTGCAGTGAAATCCGCCACCCAGGGTACGACTGTGTCGCAGGCGATGCGGAATCACAGTCATGCCCAGTCGGCTTTCCAAGGTGCGAATTAGGTCAGTTTGGTCAGAGTCTACAATTACTGTGTGGGGATCAATACTGAGCATGTTGAGACCAATCCATTTTGATGCATAAGGATACTGGTAAAAATCCTGTGGTACTACCTCATTCACATACAATATGAGTTTGTCCTGCAACATTCGGGGCAATGTGGTCGAGTTGACTCTGCTGCCATTAACCACAAAGGTAGTGGCATTCAGGGCCACGATGGTTGAATCAATATGCACTCCGGCATAAAAGTTACACAGTTCAATTTTGACTTCAGGCACTTGAGCGCACAGCCATTCATAGGCAGCACGATTGCCCGACGCTGATTCCAAAAACAACCATTGGTTCTGGGACACTCGCAGCACATTGGCTGCATCCAGCACCATTCCAGCAGCTCGTGGCATGTGTATCACACGATCAGCTGATTTCAATATGTCAACATAGCACTGATACTCCATGTCTCTACAGGGATACATCATGGCAGGATCAATCACAGTACTGCCATGCACAATGAATCGATCACGAGGGCAGTAGTTGTACATGCCATCGCGTGTTTGAAAGTTCATGGTGGCAGGCCGCACCACTTCAACTCCGTGATCAGTTAGGATATCACACAAGCCCTGCAGGTCCTGGTTGGCTTCATCAATAATGTGCTGTGGCACAGGACCCGACGGCAAGGGCGTTTCTTTCCACAGTGTGTGTTCTGCTTCGGCTCTAAACACAGGATCATGCACAGGCCAGTTAGCATAGGAAGCATCACCTACCACAATCTTTTTCAGTGTACTGTATTCGTCGTAGCTGGATATCATAAGTGTCCTGTAATTTGCAATGAGTAGCGGTCTTCAAGACCAAGATTTGCTGCCATGTGCGGAGTGCTGTACACCCACTCTACTACATCGCCGGCACGCCAGTTGGTATAGGCATGGTTATCAACTTCAAGATAGTGTCCTGACTTCCAGTCTTCCAACAGCAACAGCGCACGTTTGATAGTGTGTTCGCGTCCTTGCAAATCAAATAGTTCAATATAGCGTTTGTAAAGATCACTATGCACCGGCATCACTGTGCCTGTGGGCATGCGATAAAAAGCAATACCAATGTCCTTCCATCCCAGTTCAGTGTATATTTTGATAAATTGATTGGTCCAAGACGGCAGAGTATGCCGCATGTCACACAGGTCACCACAAATCTTGTTTGTGTAGCCTTGTGACAGCCATAAGGCTACACTGGCAGGATCGTTGAAAGGTTCTTGGATATAGTCCAGCGTTTTGAACTCATCATCCCAGAACTGATCAATGCGATACTTAAACGCCGCGGGTGTTGCCATAGTGGACCACTTGGTAGTCGGATGTAGATGCTAGTTTGCGCCATGGATCAACAATAACTGATCCTGGCTTGATATCGCAGTAGGCCTGTGTGTCTTTTTGTTCGCCAGTATATTCGTAAGTAATTTTACGATTGTGTGCCCAAAGGAACACAGCAGGACCGTCAACTTCCTTGACCACTTCGTCCATGTTGTCTGCCAGTGGGTCAACATACACAACTGGCATGCCTGCTTCTTTAACATAGTGACCAACCAAGGTTGAGTAGCTGCCAATGCAGTATTCAACGTCAGGCTTGTATGCTTTGCCATGGATCACAATAGGCAACCCTGTTGTTCGTGCTTGTTCAACCAGGAACAAGCCCAAGTTCTTGGCCTGGATCTCACGAGCATGCATGATTGTATCAAACAAGTCATAGCCCACTTCATAATGTTCAGCCAACCAACGCAACGCAATGTTGTCACGTGGATGGCAAGCACCTGCATCACCCATGCCTGCTGTCATATACTTGGGACCTTGTAGTCGCATGGTGCTTCGTGCTAGAGCGTTGGTCACAACGTCAACGTTGATGTTGCCAATCTTCATGGCAAAGTCTTGAATCATGTTAACGATGCCAACCTTGGCCGAGATGTAGGTGTTGTAGAAGATCTTGATGGCTTCGCATTCGTCCCAGGTGCCAATTTCATAACGTGGGTCGTTGTTCATGATGGTTTTGTACAAGGCAATCAATTCACCAGCAATACCAGTGAGCTCGCCGTCTTCGGTACCAATAATAACCATCTCTGGATTGGCCATGTCCCACTTAACCGAACCCATGGCAATCAGATAAGGATTGTACAAGAACTGATGCTTGGGGTCTAGCAATGTAATAAATTTGCTACGTGTTGTGCCTGGAAGCACAGTAGAGATCAACACAACCTTTTTGCTGGTCTTGGCATGTTGGTTCACCTTGTTGATTGCATCAATCACAGCGTCATGTCCAAAGTCCTTGGGAGTCATGTGGCTGCTTGGCACACTACCATCGTATCCTTCAGCATGTGGCGTTGGTACAGCAATAAAGATCCATTCGCTTTTGTTTACAAGTTCGTCAATGTCGCAGACTTTTACTGTGTCGCTGGTTCTTGGGTAAATGTCGTAACCACGAACTTCGTGCTTTTCAGCCATAACTTCAGCACAGTCAAGGCCAAGTTTACCGATTCCGATAAATCCAATTTTTTTCATGTATGAGTGTTCCTTTAGATAGATTATACAATTTGCAGATGTCTTGAACAACCACTGCGATAATTTAATTTATGGGGTTTTGCCGTGTCAGGCAAAATAAACACTCAGTAGGTGCGATTTAGTCGATCTAGTACAGCGTCAAGGTGGTGTACAATGTCAGTGGCATAGTCAAATGGCAGTACCTGCCCCACGGGATTCTTGTCAATGATTGTATTGAACTCTGTAGGAAAATCTCGATGGGTCAATGCTTCCAAACTTTTGAATTCAAAACGATGCTGCTGAGTCAACACAATGTTGGGATTTTGATATATGGACCAGTTGGCCAGAAGTTCATATTCGCTGAACCATTTGACTCCAGCAACATGATCCCAAGGAGTTTGATCAATAACGGTGTCTAACCAATATCCCGGAAAGGTGTTGGTGATTCGGTTGCGCAAAGCAATCCAATCCTTTTTGAACACCGGCATCATGTCACACACAAACGAATGAGGGTATGGCCTTGGCATACCAGTGAGATTTTCAGCCGCTGTGTAATATTCCCAGCTATGATTTGTATTAGGTTGATAGAATAAATTCAATTCTTGATTGATCAGGCAAGAATAAGGTTTAGTGCAAAACGTGTCAGCATCATGTATAAACAAAAGATCAGCATCTACATGGTCTATGCAAGCTAGTTTCAGCGCCTGTTGAAACAACCAACCGCCACGATAGTCGTTGGTGAGATACCAGTTGTTGATCTGTGGATATAAGTTGATTAGATCCTGATCTGTGAGATACACAAACCCTGTGGTGTTGATGTTGTAGCGTTCAAAAACTTTTTGTAGTCGATCGCCGGGCATGGGGCTGATAATGTAAGTGTTGTCAAACTGATCAAGATTGCGATCAAACTGTAGCGAAAGACACGCATTGCCAATTCGATGCCCACCCACTGGCATAATTCTTGCTGTTTTCACGTTGGCTCCCGATCTAAACTGTTATTTATGGGCTAGTTTGAGATAGGTACCGTCCCAGTCTGCGGGCGGAGGATTGCTGCGGTACTGCTCCACACGTTGACCAAGGTCAGTGTAGAAGCTGTCTAGCTCGCAGTTCCATTTGCCCAACAAATTCTGAATCGCTTGTCCGCATTGGTCCCAGTCACGTGCTCGATAATGCTGCATCAATTCGCTGTGCAGTTGCTTGTTGTTTTCTACCACAGGAAATTCTTGCAAGGGGATTTTGTCAATCACACAGTATGCAGTCACAGGGATGTTGTCCGGTGGTCGGCGCACAGTATCCAACTCCAGCACAGTATGACTGTCGGGTATTTGATTAGCGGTGTCTCCAAAAATAATGTACATGTGTTTTCCTTTTAAATATGTATGATGACTTTTACATTTGACTTAATTTCTGATTTGCACGTGGATGCATGGCCCCTTATGGACTGGAGTGTGCAGCCTACCAGCCCTGTGTGTGTAGTAGCCGGTGATATCAGCCGAGATCGCAGACATACTGTGGAAACCTTGAGAGAACTGGGTCGTAGCTACCAAGCGGTATTTTACATTGATGGCAATGACGAACACCAATCGCACCTGGGTAATTTAGGCTACAGCTATGCTGATCTGGTACACAAAATCAACCGAATACCCAATGTGGTGTATCTACAGGACAATGTGGTAGTGGTAGAAGGAGTAGCCATTCTAGGTACCAATGGTTGGTGGAGTTTTGATTTTGATCTTGGTATAGATCCCACAGGAAGCGCACAGCAATTTCAAGAGCAGCACAATCTCAGCAACGAAGCAGTCAAAGCCATCAGTAGAATGGCCAACACTGATGCCATGTACATGATAAACTCAGTGAAACGTCTACAAACACATCCTGATGTCAAGAAAATTGTAATGGTAACTCACACAGTACCTGATCCTTCACTGATTGCGCATGACATCAGTCTTGAAGGAAAACTAGCATTCAATACCATGGGCAACAGGATCATGCAACAGGCGCTGGCTGTGGACAGTGAGCAAAAGATACATACCTGGTGCTTTGGCCACTATCCAGGGTCAATAGATCAAATGCGTGGTGGTGTTCGATATGTCAATAACTGTAGAGGCAGTAGCAACGGTGCATGGGCTCAGCATGTGTATCACCCCTTGCGAATCACTGTGGATTATTGAACAGTATCAGGCTCAAGTTTGATCTGCAACGGAAAACTTAGAGCTCGCGCACTTATTGTAACTTCGATACCTTTTTGTTCAGCAATTTCAAATGGCAACACTGCTACCACTGCTGAACCTGCTTCGTGAATGTCTTCAGTGATAGTAAACGCAGTTTCTTCGTTGTAATCAAAAAACTCCATCAAACTTTCTACAACAAACTCCATGGTGGTTTGATTGTCGTTGAGATAGATTACTTTGTACATAGGAGGTTCTTTCACTGCCTCAGAAGGTTTGATACGTGTTTTTGTTTCAGATTGAGACATTGCCTGTTCCTTTGTTGTAGTGTGCATGAATTTGCACTAGGTCTTTGTTGATAAACTTGTTGTACTTGTGCCAGTTTCCCGAGCAATGTATCTGTGATGCCAAGAAGAATACACCACTACCAGCAGTATAGCGGAAAACACCGTCGGGTGTCAACCAGTCTAGAAAGTATTGCTGATGAACTGGGTCAATTGAATGTTCGAGATCTTCAGTTTCGCTGATGTTGCAGATCTTGGTTGCTGGATTGGGTGCAGGTGTGGCCCAGTTGTACAGCATTTGACTTAGATGATCGTTGCTGTCGGCTTCTTCCTTGCACAGTATCACATTGAATTCGGGATGTGTATCCAATGCAATAATAACAGTGTAGGTGGGAACATCAAAGTGTTTGCAGTAGTCGTCCACATGTGTGCTGTGGGGCAGACTTTGCCGCTGATAGTTAGCCCAAATGTTTTCACATCCTGGCAAAAAATGATGGGTAACTCTTTGTACAATATCCCAACACTGCTGACTTTTTGAAGGTTCAATCAACAGTCTATGATCAATTATGGGACCTTGGTTCACCATGAGATGATCATCGGTGGTAGCATTCACATATTTTTCTGTAGAGAATGTGTTGTAGTATTGTTTGAATAATGCAATCTCATCTGCAGAAATAAGATTGTGTTCGATTTGAGCCATGGTGTTCCTAAACAGTGGCAGTTTCCTGCCACTGTATTTACTCTACATCAAGAAGTGTAGCTGATAGAGATGGTCTTTGGCTTGGCGTCTTCTGGAACTTCACGCTTTAGGTGTATGTTCAAGATGCCCAGTTCAAGGTGCGCATTGCTGATCTCCACGTGGTCAGCCAACTGAAATTCCCTGCGGAAGTTTCGTTCGCTGATGCCTTTGTGTAGGTATTTTGCGGTGGCGTCTTCGTTGTCCACCGTATCACGGCTGTGTTTGCCTTCAATGATCAAGACTTTTTTATCCTTGGTTACTGAAAGATTGTCGTGTCCAAAGCCAGCTACAGCCACGCTGATCATGTACTCGTCATCATTGATTTGTACAATATCGTAGGGTGGGTAGTTGGTGTTGCCTTGTTGAGCACTCACACGCATGAGTTCGTCAAACATGTTATCGAAACCGATACCAAATTTGTGAATTGCGGGAATGTCGAAAGAGCGAAGGGTTAGAGTTTTTGTCATGTTTTTCTCCTATTAAGCAAGTATGACGTTTTGATGTAGACCTCACCATGAGCATCTACAAATGTATTTATAACAGATAAATTATTTTCTGTCAATTCTCATTGGCTCAACCAAGTAGTAATCGGGCACTGGTAAAGTAGGGTTCCAGGTCATGGCAAAGAAACTGTAGTGTGCATCGTCGTTGAACGTGAATCTTTTGCCGTATCTGACTGTTTTGGTAAAGTAAGGAATTGCATATCTATCCGACCAAGCATGCATTTCATGATTGATCGCTGCTGTGAGCATAGCCGACGGTGCGTACCTAAACTCTATGTACATTAGAACATTTTTTTGGGCAGTTCTTGCTCACGCATCTTTTTGCGCCAACGGCTGGCGGCGGCACTGGCCTTGAGTTTGCGAGCAGTAGTGGGTTTGACATAGTGTTCGCGCTCTCGCAGATCATTCAACAGCCCCGAAGCAGCTATCTTTTTCTTGAACTTGCGCAAGGCACGATCTACGTTGCCATCCTGTACTAGTACTAATCTACCGTGTAATTTTTCCATAATCCTGTCAGAGTTCCTTGGGACTATTTACCAAGGCCTGATCAATGTCCACATGCTTGATGCCATCTGAACGATAGCGAGCTAGATTGTACATGTGTGGCAACAACACACGTTCCAATTCAGAATGCAGTCCACGAGCACCTGTTTTGTTCTTGATGGTGCGTTCAGCAATAAGATCCAAGCTGTCTTTTGTAAACTCTAGATCAACATCATCCTGCTTGAACAACCATTGATACTGACTCACATAGTTGTGCTTGACTTCTTGTAGAATACGCACAAGGTCTGCTTTGTCCAGCTCTTGTAGTGCTACCCAGGCTGGGAACCGACCCACAAACTCGGGAATTAATCCAAAGCGCACCAGGTCGTCAGGGGTGGTTTGGCTCAACTGTGTTTTTTCATTTGTGCGTACATCAGCGCCAAATCCAATGCTGGTGCCTTTTACGCGACTTTTTACAATATTTTCCATGCCCACAAATGCACCACCAGCAATAAACAAGATGTTGGTGGTATCAATTTCCACCGTTTCGCCTGACGGATGCTTGCGCCCACCAGTAGGAGTGATTCTGCACTTGGTACCTTCTACCAGCTTGAGCAAGGCCTGTTGCACACCTTCGCCACTGACATCACGAGTGATACTGGCGCTTTCGCTTTTGCGAGAAATCTTGTCAATTTCGTCCACAAACACAATGCCACGTTGTGTTTTATCAATGTCACCACCTGCGGCAGCAAACAGTCGACCGATTAGACTTTCTACATCATCGCCTACATACCCTGCTTCGGTTAAACTGGTAGCATCTGCGATTACAAATGGCACATCTAGATAACGTGCTACGGTACGGGCCAACAAGGTCTTTCCTGAGCCTGTGGGACCAAGCATGAGAATATTGGCTTTTTCAATTTCGTGTTCGGGGTCTTGATTGTCAATGCGTTTGTAATGATTGGCAATGGCCACACTCAGCAGTATCTTGGCCTGGTCTTGACCAATCACATACTGATCCAGGTGCTCACGAATTTTGCGTGGATCCAAGCTAGGTGTGCTAGCGGCCTTGACTTCGGCTGGGGTGTCTATCAGCAAGTTTTGGCACAAATCCACACACTCGTTGCAAATAGCAACATTTTCGCCTACTATTAATTTGGTTACAACATCTTTGTGTTTGCCGCAGAAACTGCAATTGTAGATAGATTCGTTTGATTTCATATGTTTGAGTTTTGTTGCAAGCGGTTGGCCACTTGTAGTTGTTCTGCATCAGTCAACAGTTCAGCATCGTAGCTGCCCTGGCTAATCAATTGAATGAGATGGTCAATATAGGCCATGTCATAAGTGTAATTGTCTGTGGTGTTTTTGTCAACCTCTATCCAACGACTGCCATTGAATTTGAACAACTGGCTAGGCACTCGATCTATTCTAACAAAGCTGTCGCCTTTGGCAGGCTGGGCAGGAAAATCTGTGCCAAAACTGCTTTTGGTTTCATGTAGATACTGGATCCAGGGCAGTTCTTGAATGTCGCCACGCTGTAACAAATAGCGTTGATTCTTTATGGTTTTGCCAGGGTGTTCCTGTTTCCATCGTCTAATGGCCTCTTTAAACTTGGGATTGTGTTCATCCACTGCATCTGTGTCTTCTGTTGTAGTTTCAGGCGTAGACACAGCGGTTTCAAACATCCAGCCCGGCGGTGTGGGATCTTGAGATACCGGTTGTGGTGCTGGGCGCCACACCATGGGCACAAGATTACGGAAGTGGGCAAAGCCTGCGGTCAAGTAAGGATGTTTCTCTAACAAACTCTTTTCAGGTTCTGGTGTGGGTTCGGGTATAGGCTCTGGTTCAGGTTCAGGTGCAGGCAATTTCAACAAGTCAAACAGTCGTTGACGTTCCCACTTTAGACTTTCGGTAGCGGCCAGCAACATCATGATGGCCAAGGGATCAAACACAATTACCAACATGACGATAACCCATCGTACTGCGGCTTCCAAGGAGTTGGTGTCTGTGTTTTCGTCATACACCATGGCAGCAATGTACTTGATGGGACCTACTTCAGCCTCAACCTTGCGTACTTCGGCTGCAATTGGCGCACGTTCTTCATTAAGACCACTAATTGTTTTTTGTTCGGCCTGGATCTCAGAGAGAAGGCGGGCACGTTCTTTTTGTTGTGCTCGTCGTAGTGCAACTGCTTTGTCAGCACCTTTTTCGTCTTGGCTTCGACCCATGACTTGGTCCACAGCCTCATCCATCTGTTTAAGTGCCTTACGGTTTGCATCTATATTGTCCTTTGCTGTCTTGATTTTTTCGTCGTACACTGCAATTTTGGCCTGTACATCGCCTGACACTAGATTTTGATCACTGTGTGCTTTTGACAAAAACCCAAAGATACCCATGCTGGTGATCAGCATCAGCACAGCCACAGCAGGAACCAAATACAGTTTCATGAGCAAACGGCAACGACTCCAGTACTCGTGCAGCCACAGTGTGACCACAACTTTGCCAATCTCAAGAATGCCGCCCATCACAATGATAGGAATCACAGCCGCGGCAAAAATTGCAGTAAGACCTGCAATACTGTAGTAGGCGGCAATAACTGACAGACTCAGTGCAACTGCCAGGGTAATATAACTAAGAAACATAGATTATTTAGTGGCCTGTACGCGAGCAATCACGCTATGCTTTACAGATACCCAGGTGGCAAATGCAGGATCAGGCACATCAAACCAGATTGAAGTAACTTTTTCACTCCAACGTTCGCGCTCTAGACGACGTCTGGCTCTAGGCTGACCTCGCCAGTTATGGACACCGTACAAGGTGTTGGCTTCACGAATGATCTTGTACCATTGGTCAGTGTTTGCTAGTTCAACAAACACTCGATGTAGGTGCACGGCTGAGGGCGTTAATTTAAGCGAGTCAAGTGACTCAGGCATACTCAACGTAGAGGCCTCAATGTTGACAGACATAATGTCCTTTCCAGTTTAAATCCACTCGGCATACTCCCGGGTACCAGCCAGGGTTTGATCTTGCGATCGTGGTCCTTGTCGCAACCTACAAGACTGATGTTCACATGCCACGGTAGAAACAGGCTCGAGTTAGCTACCCTGTTTCACCATTGAACTGCTCAATCTCCCCAACCGTGCATAGCTATTATAACAACAATATCAGTGCTGGTCAACAGTAATTGGGTCACAATGTGAGGCGTTGAAATTCCTTGGCAATTTGATCCAGTTCTTCCATCAAGAAGTGTTCATCTGGATCATATGATACTCCTTGCCAACGCTTGACCTTGATTGGCTCTTCGGGTTTCCAATCGTTGTACCAATATTCACCATTCCATCCAGCATGGTATTCATGACCAGTTTGAGTTTGAACATTGTATTTTCCTTCGCGTACAGGTTTGACTTTTGAAGGAAACCAGTCAGTGAGTGTGTACTTGATGTCATCCATGTCGCGATAGCGTTCGTAGCCCGAGCCTGTGTTGGAACCAGCAATGTAAAATGCATGATCCGAGCCTTTGCCATTGGTATCACCACCGTAGTTGTCCAGCTCTTGGTCGTCGTATTCCACACCAATCACAATTTCGTTTGAGTCAAAATCAGCAAGGTTCAACAATAGTTTTTCAGGGTCAAACGGTTCTGTAAGATCAATGTCGGCTTCGAAAAAGGTACCCTTGTCGGATGTATGGCCAAAATACACAACCGTGCCAGGCGGTTGACTGTCAACCCAAACTTCCTCAAATGTGCTGAGTTGCACATCACATCCATCTAGGCCAGACAGATCTCGTTCGTAGACTACTGTGCCATTTTCGTCCAAGACTTGCATGGTACCAGAATTACGATCAACACCGTTGATATGCCCGATGTTGTCGCAGTCATAGTACGATCCTGGCTCAAATGGTCGCATGTCTTCGGGCACATCATCAAACTCGTCACCACCCCAGGCATAGTCTGGCACACTGAGTCTGTGTTTTCTAAAGTAGTCGTAGATTTCACGTGACACAGTACCCATCACATACTCGCCGCCGTAGCCCCACAATTGAATTTTGTAGGTGCGTGGAGTGAATTTCAAATGTGCAATGAGCTTTTCATGTTCATCAGTTGTGGCCATTATCTTTTTCCTTTACAAGTTTGCATACCAATTGAAACTGTTCGTAGGCATCACGAACAGCAGGGTGACTCATGAGTTGATCTGCTTCAATCTGCATGGCCTGCACTCCAGCTTCCACAATGTCACGAGTACTGCTACCTTCTAGGGTACAAAGTTCGGTGCCAAACTCCTTGGCCAGTTTACGCCATGCCTTACGTTGTCCTTCTGTAAGAGGAGTGTGCTGTGGTTTTAATTCGCTGGACTTGACCATGGCTCGGCACATGGCATCTTCGGCCACTCGCCCTGCGGCAATCATAGGTGCCAAGGCAGGCTCAATGTTGAACCTGCGACTAGTACCACCAGGATATACCATCACAAGATGATTGCCTTTGTGAAAACTGTCCATGAGATCACTGTCGTACTCTGCCACAGGTTTGTACCTGCGACCTTCTTTGACATAGTAGATCTTTTTCATTGGTAGTTCTTGTCTAGTTTGGTGTTGGTGAGTCTGGCCAGCATTTGAAATTGATCCCAGGCTTCTTTGACTGCAGGGCGCGATTCCAGTTCTGAATCCGGCAACACAGCTTCCAACCAGATTTCTGAACGACGGCTGGGATGAGCGCCAAACTTGCGAGGCTGATGTAGCTTGCCCGACTCCCAAAGTTTGATAGTTACACTACGAAACTTGTCTTCGTCTTCAGCAGGATAGTCCATCCATTCTGGATTGCTGAACGGACTGCCAAACGTCTGGCCACCACCATACCCAGTCCAAATGCCCGACCACTGCTCGTTGTCATGCGGATCAAAATCAGTACGAGTGATCAGCACTAGCACATCATTGATGTCTACTTTACCATCAACAATATCACGCACACAACGGCTATAACTTAGTCCAATTTTCATTGTTATTCTTTAAAGTATTTGATAATAGCGTCCAAGTGATGTATCAAGATTTCGTTTCCACTTACATCTTCAGGATGCAACCAGTATCCGTCAGGATTGGCATCTGTGCGAGGATTTTTCCTCCACGCCTTGAGTTCTGTCTTGAGATAGCTTCTTTGTTCTATCAGTGTGAGCACAGTGATGCGATCGGCTGCGTCACCGTCTAGTGTGATAGGTCCAATTCTTTTGCTCATAATTTTTCTCCAGGTTCAAATCCACGGAATCGTTTGTGACGGGGGAATCTCAGTGAGTATGTTCCGTCTTGGTTTTGCGTAACTGCGTCAGCTTCGACTTCACCAATGACACCAAGTAACTGATCCCGTGCGGCCCAAAACTCATCGCGATCGCTATCGCTATAACCAGTACCAACATTAACCCGAATATTTCGTTCATTGTCAACTCCTTCGTAAATTATAGCACCCAACCGGCCTGCATTGCGACCGGTACCTTCTTCAAAACCCACAATGGTCAAGTCCACAGTGATTGTGGGTTTCCATTTCATCCATGAATCGCTACGCTTGCAGAGATAAGGTGCATCCAGATTCTTGATCATGATACCTTCGTAGCCTTGTTCAACACTCGCTTCGGCAAATCGGCGCATGATGTCATGTCCTTCTGCTGTGTCCAAGTCTACATCCATGCCCGGCATGATTCGCAGGTTGGCAGTCTCTTCTAAGGCTGATTTGGCACTGTCAAGCCACTCCAGGCGTTTGTGCTGTTGCACATTCCAATGACCTTCTTTGAGTGCATCCAGTGGCAACACATCAAAAATGTGATACATCATGTTGTCAGTTTCAGCATCGCTCTTGCGGTGCGCCTGCTTCATGAGCTTTTGAAAAGTCTCGCCTACAATCTCACCGTCCAGTACAAATTGGCCACCGGTGCCGCGACCGTATTGAAACGCCTTACGGTTGGCTTCGATAGCTTCAGCAATCTGCGGAAAGTTTTCAAACACCTTGCCGTTGCGGCTGTACAGTGTGCAAACATCACCTTGTACCACAGCTACCACACGAACACCATCCAGTTTGACTTCCAGGCGCTTGATGCCTTTCATCTTTTTGGGCTGATCAGTACTGTCCTGCGCCAACTGCACACTGAACACTGGGATTCGCCACTCTGTATTGCCCACAACTTTGTTGATGGTCTTTTCACTCACACCGCAACGTAGATCTTTGATGATCACTCTGCGAGCCAAGTTGTTCCACTCGTCTGAGTCAAACTGTTCGGCTACTTCTTGAATACGGTCACGGGCACGATGTCCTGTGATACTACGGGTGCGTAGATTTTCCAACAAGGCCCAGAACACAGGCCAAGGATTGGCACGGCCAGTCAGACCTGACGTTTCTGGCACTTGCCTGACGTTGAATGTGTAGAAAGGATTGTAGGCCTGATAGCAGTTGAACAAGAAAATCTGTGCGTCACTACTGCCCAGTTTTGCAGCCATCAAGGCTTTTTCAATTGTTTTTTCTTTGTGAATTCTACTGTCGCTGGATTCAAGATCGCGGATCCATCCTGCGGCCATTACACCCTCAAATCGGTTGTTGTCAAAATCAATTTCATTAATCATATTTACGCTTTCACCACGAACTATTATAGAACACTTTCAAGCCCAAGAACAACTCAGCACGAGCATTCTTGACGAACTCCAGATCACTTTCACGATAGTGTTCATCAGCATTGTTGCCAAAAAAGAATCCTGAAGTATTGGGCAAGGTGCCGGCAATAATGTCTAGCTCAAGGATTTCCAAGTCCTTGTATGTTAGCTCAAGTTCGTCACCATTGAAGTCACCTGAGTTGCCTTGGTTTTCCCATAACTGTTGCATCCAACCATGTAGGTTAGGATGCTTACGCCAATAAGCAATTTCACGCGGCTTATTTACAGTAGAGGTAAGTTCTTTTAAATCATTATCAAAATTGGCGTTGTCGTAGTATTCTTTTTGTTGGCCTGCTTTGGTGGCCACGTAGGCGTACATATCCAGTCCCATTACACTGCCTCCAACATGTTGGCCGGAACCTTGAACAACATTTGGCCAGTGTCAACTGTCACAAACTTGATGGCAATTTTACGAACGGTGCCACGATAAGTCACGCCGTTGCGGTTGCTGGTGAACTTCACAGTGTCTCCCAGCATGAGACTGCGTTTGGTTTTTTGTGTAAGCTGAGTGCGAGCATATTTCACAGCGTCGATGATGCTGGTGAGCTCGGTGTTGGTGAAGTTACCAAACATGATTGCAGAATTAACGTCTTTGATGCTAGTCATTTCAACTCCTGTTTTGCTTTGCTATGTGTATATTATAGCAGTTTGGAAAATTTTGGTCAACCATAATCCCGGGCTTAGATCTTATGCTTTGAGCTGTCCTGGTTGAGGGCCGGGTAAGGAAATTCCTTGAATGTAATACTTGTGTATTACATTGACCAATACGTTTCTGAAGCCGGGTTGC